TACCATTATTTGTGATATCGTAAAGAAAAACTTAATTGCTTGTGAAGAGCTTAGTCTTCCTAATGTAATCACTGCTATTATCAAAGCCATCTGTGAATTAGATGAACGTCTTACAGAACTAGAAGCTGACTTTGCTGCATTGGAAGGACCCTACAGTGTAGGATGTCTTACTGGTGTAACTAGCACTTCTGGAACACATGCCATCCTTCAGGCAGCCATCACTAAGATTTGTGGTCTGGAGGTTGAATTGGACGCACTTGCTCTAAACGTAAGCACTAACTATGTACAGATTGCAAACCTGAATACACTTATTGCTGCCTACTTAGCATCAATCAGTGGAGGTGGTACCAAGTATAATACTAGAATGGTGCCCAACACTGTTGTAGAATACTATGGTAGTCTTACGGGTAACTTTGATGCTACAGGTGCTGGTATTGTTGGAACTGATTGGGAGAAAATCTACTTATGTAATGGAAACAACGGTACTCCTGATAAAAGAGGACGTGTACCAGTTGGTGTTACATCTGGTATGGGTGGTGGTGCTTTGAATCCTGCTGTTGACCCAGCTCTTGGTAATCCTGCTTATGCATTGTTGGGAACACAAGGAACTAACTCTGTGGTACTTACTACCAATCAGATTCCTTCTCACACTCACACTGCCACTGCTGTAAGCACTGTAACAGACCCTGGACATATCCACAGCCTTGTTCCAGACACGTGGGCTGGTACTGGAGATAGAGGAAATAGTGTTAGTCCTAGTGGTTCTGACGTTTTCGACTGGCAGAGCAAGGCAAGAGTTGATGTGGTAGACACAGCACAAACTGGTATCACCGTAGACACTACTGTCACAGTTGCTTCTGCAGGAGGTGGATTGAGCCATCCCAACTTCCAGCCTGGTCTGGGATGTTATTACATCATGTACATTCCTTAATAGTTAAACTCTTTATATAAAATGATATTCCTGCCACCAAACCCGTGCTGCACACCAACCCCACATCCATCTCCCTGTGGTGGATATGGTGGATGTGATCCTTGTAATGCATCTCCTATACCAACAAATAACGTTTCTTATAGCGGTCCCAATCTACCTTGTACACAAATCAAGACTTGTGACACAGTAACTGTAGCGTTTCAAAAGGTTGATGTTCAGATATGTTTGTTAAAGCAGCAAATTAGTATTCTTCAAGCTTCTCTGAACAACTGTTGCCCAACAACAACCAGCACCACCACAACTGTAGTTCCAACTACTACTACCACCACTACAATAGCATGTCCTTCTTGTACATTCTATTCTGTAACCAATTCCACTGTTTCAAGTGTTGACATTGTTTACTACGCTTGTGGAGGAATATACATTCAAACATGTGTCGCAGGACCTAGCACTATTTATGTGTGCGCTTGTACAGGATCTGTTGTTGTACCACCAACCCCTGGTGTAACGCTGTCAACTCTTGGAGCGTGTCCCACAACTACAACAACCACTACGATTACACCACCTACAACCACTACCACTACAACAATTGCACCTCCCACAACTACAACTACTACAACAGGTGGTGTACCTCCAACAACAACTACTACAACTACTCTTATCCCCCCAACTACTACCACTACAACCACTTTAATACCTCCTACAACTACTACAACTACAACTCTTGAACCACCCACTACCACTACTACAACTACTCTTGAACCACCCACAACTACCACTACTACAACTGACGTACCTCCAACTACTACAACTACCACTACTGACGTAGCTCCTCCTACAACAACCACCACTACAACTGAAGCAGGTCCCACTACAACAACTACAACCACTACAGAGCCACCACCTACAACTACCACCACCACTACAGAAGCTCCTTTAGACTGTACACAATATGATGTGGTGGGTAGTCCATCTATTAGTATAGAGTGGCTTGCATGCTCAGGTGAATTCTTAACACAAACTGTAGGTTCAGGTGGCATATCAATATGTGCAGAAACTGGAACAGTTGTTCAAACTGGAGGAAGTGGAAGTATAACACCTACAGGACCTTGCGGTCTTTAAATAATCAAAAACCCTGTTTGTTGGTTTTCAGGGTGTTCTCCCTGGGGTTTCTACCCTGGGGAGTTTTTATTTTATAACTAACTTGGTTATCCATGCTAACCTAGGTGGTTAAAATAATTTGGAAAATATTAAAAAGTTTCGTACCTTTAGGGCAATTTTAATTAAATAAAATTATAAATGCCTGAAAATCAATCCCTTCTGCACCAGCTGGAGCAAATGCTACACTGGAAAAAGAGCAAAAAGTTCTATGCAGACAAGCTCAACATTACAGAGAATGAGGTGGATGAATTGATAAAGGAGCTGCGAGGCTCACAAGTGGCACAAGAAGAAGCAGAAGTTGGTAACTACATTGGAGAATTAGAGGATCAGGTGGTAAGGTTTTTTGAGGATGTTCAGAAGGGAACAGGTGAGGTGGTCTTCAATAGCAAAGAAGAAATCAAGAGTTTAGATGAGCTTGTTGAAAAATGTAAGATAGATACAGACAAGTGGGAGATAACCAAATACGTCCAAAACTACTGGGGAAATGCTGATCAGCCTCATTACCAAGTGAAAGCTTGGTTGGGTAAGAAGAAGGATGAGCAGATATTCCAGGATAACTTTGTTAACTTCCTCGAGAACTATCAGCCATGTTCTCCTGAGATAATGGCTCCAAAGTTTGATGTGGCTAAGAAGGATGCCTGTTTAATCATAAACAAACAGGATTCTCATCTAAACAAACTAGATATTGGAGGAGATAATGATATAGACAAACGCTTTGGCGATTTTATCCAGAGGGTGGAAATCATCCTGAACCAAGCTTCTCTAGCCAACAATCTCACAGACATCAAGTATATTATTGGTTCTGATGAGTTCAATAGTGAGTTCACTAACACAACTACAAAAGGTACTCCCCAGCAAAATATCCTCTCTTATCACGATGCTTTCCAAGCAATCTGTGATCATGAGGTGAGTGTCATTAATCTTCTCCTTCAGAAGGGTGAATCGGTTGATGTGATATTCGTGGCTGGTAATCATGATGAGTTTGTAGGCTGGCACCTGGCTAGCTGGTTGCAAACCTACTTTAGAAATGAGGAGCGTGTGTTCTTTGACATCTCTCCAAGATATAGAAAGTATGTCAGCTATGGAACATCTGCAATGATGTTCAACCATGGAGATGCCTTAAAGCCAGCAAAACTTGCTCATCTATTCCCTATGGAATTTAAGAGTGAGTGGTCAAATCACGATAATTTCTACATATTTACAGGAGACAAACACCATGAGGTGAGTCTGGATTTCAACGGTATTAAGTTCTACCAGCTTCCTGCCTTCTCTACAGCCAAGAGTTCTTGGGATGATAAGAATGGATATACAGCAGTGAAAGGTGAGGTGACAGGTTTCTTGATAGATTTTGAAGACGGAATAACGAATATATTCAAACAGTATTTATAATGGCTACTTTTAGGAAATTAGTTTCAGATGTGCGCTCCATGCACAAGTTGCTCTCCACAGACAACTTGATCACGGATAGAGCTGTCATGTCTGAGATTAAGAACAATGCCTTCCTCCTGATTAAACGCGAGACTAATCTGAGGAAGCTTTGGGCTACTGACACAGTATTCACTACCATCCCTTGTCTAGAGATGGTAGAAGTTCCTATTTCTGAATGTTGTGATTACGTAGATCCTTGTTCTGTGGCTAGAACCAGGTTCAAACTTCCACGCATTACAGAGGGTAACTACCAGTATGTTATACAGGGTGTCTACTCAATTAATGCGATGAGTGGACAAGGAAAGAAACTAAAAGAAATAACCATCAACAGATACATTAATTTGCTTAAGCTTCCTATCATCAAGAAGGAAGAATACTACTGGATTTCTAATGGATATCTGTACGTAAACAACCCCCTCCTGAAAGCCATCAGACTTGTTGCTTTGTTCGAGGAGGATGTACCTAATTCCATTATGTATCCAGAGTGTGGTTGCGGTACCCCA